GGCCATCCGCGACGACATCACCGCAGACGACGACCTCTATACGGGCGAGGATAAGTCCCTCGTGTTCACGGTCTACCAGAGCGACGGGACGACGCCGCAGAACATCACCGGCTGGGCGTTGAGCTACCGGTGGAAACGCAAAGCGTCGGACCCCGACACGGCGGCGGTGCTGACCAAGACGACCTCATCAGGGATCGCTCTGACGACACCCGCGATCGGCATCTGCACCGTGACCATCGACGACACGGACACGGACAACCTGGCCCCGCAGACCTACGTCCACGAGCTGAAGCGCACGGACGCCGGCAGCGAGACCGTGCTAACCACGGGCACGGTCCTGCTCCAGCGGGCGATACATCGGGCGTGACCAGTGCCCTATGCCCCTATGCGCCCGTGTAGCGGGAAGAATGGCAGGTGCCCTGCCCTTGTGCGTGGTGGGGGGAAGTGTCCCGCTTGCGCCACACAGGCAGAGCGTTTGCGGGGCAATTTTCGGCAACGTCTCGGAGGACTCTACGACGCCTCATGGGACCGAGCCGCAGCAGCGTTTCGGCGCAAATATCCCATTTGTGGGATGCGCCCCGGAGGGAAGCCGCCCGTGATGAGCCGTTGCCATGAGCGGGGCCTCGTAACCCCAGCCTATCAGACCGACCATGTGGTGCCCACCCATGAACGGCCCGATCTGTTCTGGGATAGCGAGGGTAACTGGCAATCGCTCTGCCGGAACTGCGGAGCGGCAAAGTCGAGGGCTGGCCTGTAATGGGTGGCGTTGGTTCTGGGCACGGCGCTCTTATTGGCCCACGGTTGCAGTCTGGTCGGTTCTGGTCGCCTGCGAGCCAACGAGGCTGGAGGGAAAAGAGAAAAACAGGCCCGCCACGGAAAGAGGGGCCGCGACATGCCAATGGAAGGCTTGTTCAGCCGCCCAAGATTTGCGCGTGTGGAGGGGCGAGAAGCGGGAAGTCGTCTTTGTGCATGGCGTGCTGGAGGGCAAAGAAGGCGGCAGACAAAATGGCGGCGCTGACATGTGCTTGTGGTAGCGCGAAAACTCGGTATTCATCTCAGTGCCTTGCGTGTGCCAGCAAAGCACACCGAAAGCCTTCTCAGTGCTTACATTGCGGTGTGTGGTTTAGGCGGCGCATAGGCAGCAAAAACAGCGGGCACACCGGCGAGTATTGCTCGTTGGCATGTTGGCATCTAGCAAGAAGTGTAAGGGCTCGTGCGCGCAGGGAAGTGCTTGCCGAGGCGAGGCGCATCGAGCGCCAATCGCGTCCGTGCACCCTGTGTGGAGAAATCAATAGTCAGCTACCTGGCAGGAACCATCAGGCATGTGTCACGGCTAGATCGCGTGAGGCTGGAAGGCGCGACTACTACCAGAACAGGCGGGTCGTTAAGCCTCGCAAATGCTCCGTGTGCGAGGCATGTTTCAATCCACCTGTGGGTGTGCCAGGGATGCATCGACAGTGCTCCCAGTCATGTCGGGATGAGGCACGTAGACGCCGCAAGAAAGAGTATAAAAGGAAATACGGTCGATCTCAGTATTCAAGGGCTAAGCGCAAGGGCTCTCGCGTTGAGCATGTCCGGCCACTTGTGGTGCTTGAGCGCGACAAGTGGACATGTTGGTTGTGTGGTTGCAGCACCCCGCAAGATGCACGCGGCACCACGCGGCCTGACGCTCCAGAGATTGACCACGTAGTGCCATTGGCCCTTGGTGGGTCTCATACATACAACAACGTTCGGTGTGCTTGTCGGGCGTGCAACGGGGTAAAGGGGGCTGCTCATCCGTCAGCCATGCCCCACCACCCCGGTCAAAAAGTTGACGCTGATGGGCATCCAGTGCCGCGCCGCACCTTCCTGTGATCGGCCGCGCTATCAAAACGTCAGGAGTTTGACGCCATGGGTGGAGTTGGATCGGGTGGGATGAGGGTCGGTGCAGGCCCGAAGCCGAAGACGAAGGACGCGCACTGGCTGGGCGGTGATGCCGGTAAACGGGGCATGGCAGGCGCTGGCCCTGCTGCTCCGGCTGAGCCGGTCGTGGTGATTGCCCCGCCTGTGGCGCTGGGTGAGCAGGCGCGTGGCGTGTGGGAGGCGCTGGCCCCGCATGCGTGCGCGGCGCGGACGCTGACCGAGGCGACGGTGCGCGACTTCCGCGAACTGTGCGAGCTGGTGGTGGACATGGACGCGGCGCGGGCGGCACGTCGGGCGGAGGGCTGGACGGACATGGGCCTCCGGCTGGCGACGGCGTATCGCGGGCTCGTGCAGCGGGTGGAGGCCAAGATGCGAGCGTTCAAGCTGGCTCCCATCGGCAAGGAGATGACGGACGCGGAGGTGAAGCCGACCGATCCGTTCGCGGAGTTTGACGGCGGGGGTGTGCAGTAGGTGAACCCCGTAGACGCTTACGCCGCCGATGTCGTCGAGGGCCGCGTGCCTGCCGGCAAGTATCACCGGCTGTCGTGTGCGCGCCATCTGGCGGACCGTGCGCGTGAGGATACGCCCGGTTTCCCGTATCGGTTCGACATCGCAAAGGCGGAGCGCTACTTCCGTTTTGCCGAGCGGCTGAAGCACTACAAGGGCGAATGGGCCGGGCAATACATCGTCCTGCAGCCGCATCAGAAGTTCCGAAAGGGCTGCAAGTATGGATGGGTCCACGTCGAGACGGGCTATCGGCGGTTTCGGAACAGCTACGAGGAAATACCCCGCAAGAACGGCAAGAGCCTCGAACTCTCCACCGAGACGCTGTATCTCACGTTCTTCGACGGCGAGGGCGGCGCGGAGGGCTACTGCGCGGCGACGAAGCGCGAACAGGCGCTCATCATCTTCAACGACTGCAAGAAGCTCGTCGCGTCGTCCGGGCTGAAGGATCGGCTGAAGGTCCATTCGGGGGCCATCTACAGCGAGGCTACCGCGTCGAAGCTGCAGCCGCTGTCGGCCGACTACAACACGATGGACGGGCTGAACGTCCACACTTACACGCTCGACGAGATGCACGCCCTGAAGCATCGCGGGACGGTGGATGTGTTGGAGACGGCGACGGGCGCGAGACGCCAGCCGATGGGGAACAAGATCACCACGGCCGGCGATGACCCCGTGTCGCCCTGCGGGGACGAGCACGACTACGCCTGCAAGGTGCTCGAAGGCGTCCACCAGGATGAGACCTACTTCGCGTTCATTGCCCATGCGGATGAGGGCGACGATTGGACGCTGCCGGAGACGGCGGCGAAGGCGAACCCGAATTACGGCGTGAGCGTGAACCCGGAAGACCTCAAGGGCAAGGTGGTCAAGGCGCTGAACATGCCCGCCGCTGCTGCCACCTACCAGCAGAAGCACCTGAACCTATGGGTGAATAGCTCCCAGCCGTGGCTGTCGATGGATGGATGGCGCAAGGGGCAATCGCCGTGGTCGGCCGAAGATCTTCACCACGAGCCGTGCTATGTCGGGATTGACATGGCGAGCAAGATCGACCTGTGCGCGATGGTGGCGCTGTTCCCGCCCACGGTCGGCCGGGAGCGCTGGCGCGTGCTCCGGTGGATATGGACGCCCGAGGAGACGCTGATTGACCGTGCGCGGCGGGACCGTGCGCCCTATGACGTCTGGGTGCGACAGGGGCACATGCGCACCACGCCTGGGAGCCGTATCGACCACCGCGTGATTCGGGAGACGCTGGCGGAGATTCGCCCACTCTACGACATTACCGCGATTGGGTTCGACCCGTGGCACGCGGATAAGATCATCACCGAACTCGTGGAGGAAGATGGGCTAGCGCTTGAGCAGGTGGTCGAAGTGCCGCAGACGTTCGCGGGCTTGTCGAGTGCCTGCCTCCACCTGGAGGCCGAAGTCTTGGAGGGCCGGGTAGATGCGGGGAACTGCCCGGTGATGGCGTGGTGTGCGTCCAATGCCGTCGTGCAACGTGACGGTAAGGACAACATCCAGCCGATCAAGAAGCGCAGCCGGGGCCGGATCGACCCCATCTCCGCGCTGTGTATTGCCCGCCGTCTGGCGCTGGTCCACGAGGACGCGCCGAAGTCCGTCTATGAATCTCGTGGCCTGCTACGAATTGAGTGGCCTGGCCACCCGTTGGGGCAGCGATGACGATCCGCGAACAGATGCGAGCGGCTTACCTGAAGTCGGACCTGACGGTGACAGACATCTCCGCCGCATCTGGCGTGTCCGAGCGCACCATCCTGCACATTTTCAGCGGGCGGAACGTGACGGCGGCAAACCTGTTTGCCGTGGCGTCTGTGCTGAACGTGCGGGCGATTGACGTGCCACAGGCGAACATCTGATTCCTAGGCGCGTTCTGTTCGGTCAGGCCCAGCCAGTCGGTATCGACTCAAGTGGCGTGAATGGCCTAAGCGCTTTTGCGCGCATCGGGTGGCGCAGCTTTCTTAGCGCCTTCATTTCAATCTGGCGAACACGTTCGCGGCTCACACATAGACGATTAGCTGTCTCGTCAAGCGTGTGTTCTCCCTCATTGGCATTAAACCCGAATCGAAGGGTAATCACCTGCGACTCTCTTGGCGAAAGTGTCTGGAGCGCCTTCAGCACTGCCTCCCTCGTCTCCACGCCGAGCATCGCATCCTCTGGGCCGACATCCCCAGACAGCACGCCCCTCGCCGCTGCAAGTCCAAGCATTGTCGGGCTAACGTTCCGGGTCACTACGCTCGGCCATTTGTGGGCGTATAGCTCCTCAGGGAAGAGCCACGCGACTGACGTATCAAGCAGGTCGGCCAGCTTCTGGGCGATTGGCCGGACCTTGCGCCCACGAAACGGTCCTACCTTTAGGTTTAACAGGTCGTAGACCGCTGGATACGAAATGCCAACTAGGTTGCACCACGGCTTGATGGGGCCAAATGACTGCACGCCCCTGCCGCTAGCGTGGGCGCTCAGCGCGATAGATCGCTCCTTGATCGCGTCATACAGCCGCGCATTCTTGAACCGAGACTCGATGCGTAGTGTGTTGTCCAAGCGACCCCCGGATGAGTAAGGGAGCGACGCGGACCGGGTTTGATACCGGCTAGGGGCGGTTGGGCGCCATTGCCATTGAGGCCAAGCCCCGCGGGCGCTCGCTGCGTGTCCGTCCACGCCGCCGCGTCGTCCGCAACAGATTGTAGCGCATGGCGCAGTATTTTGCAGTATTCGTTTCCGCGCCCTTGTCAAACTAATGGCGCGTGCCTAGACCCCGCGTCTCTGCCTCGACGGCGGCCTCGTATGTGGGCTTCGTATTGATGGCGGTGGGCGTGTGGGTGAACTTCGGGGCGGGCTGGTCCTGTCTCGGAGCGGGTGCGCTGCTATTCGTGGCCGGCAACCTCGCGGAGATCAAGCAGCGGTGAGCCTGTTTCGGGGACTGTTCGAGCGACGCGCCGTCAGCTCCGAGGAACTGATGCGCTACCTCACGCGTGGCGTGCAGTCCGTCTCAGGCCAGTCTGTGTCGGAGTCGTCGGCCATGCGCGTGGCGGCGGTCTACGCCTGCGTCACGCTGATCGCCGGCACGCTCGCCACCCTGCCGATGCACGTCTACGAGCGCGTCGGAGAACGCGACCGCAGACGCAGGGACAATCACCCCGTTGCCATCCTGTTCCGCAAGCCCAATCGTTGGCAGACCCGCGTGGACTTCTGCCAGCAGATGCAGGCGTCGGTGCTCCTGCGGGGCAACGGCTACGCGATGATCCAGTGGGACGGCACAATCCCCCGCGAGATGTGGCCGCTGCATCCGGACGCGGTGGAAGTCGAGCGCGGGCGTGACCTGACGCTGCGCTATCACGTCCGAATGGACCCAACATCTCCGGCGCGCATCGTGCAGCCGGAGGACATGTTCCACGTCCGGGGCCTGTCGTCCAACGGCTTCTCGGGGCGTTCCGTGCTCTCTGACGCGGCCGACGTCATCGGCATCGCACAGGCCACGCAGGAGCACGCCGGGACGTTCTGGGCGGATGGTGGCGGGCCTGATGTGGTGCTCAAGCATCCGAAGACGCTGAGCCCGAAAGCCATGACGTCGCTCGAAGAACACTGGGAAGCGACCTACGGCGGCGGCAAAGGCCAGCGCCGGGTGGCCGTGCTCGAAGAGGGTATGGACGTCTCGCCCATCAGCCTGACGAAGCAAGACGCGCAATTCCTCGAGACGCGCAAGTTTCAGCGCGGCGAGATTGCCGGCATCTTCCAGGTGCCGCCGCACATGATTGGCGATACCGAGAAGTCCACGTCGTGGGGCACCGGCATCGAGCAGCAGCAAATCGGCTTCGTCCAATACACGATGCGCCGCTGGCTCGTGACCTGGGAGCAAGCGATCTGGCAGCAGTTCATCGAGGCCGAGCAGGCGTTCTACCCCGAGTTTAACGTCGATGGTCTGCTGCGTGGCGACCTGAAGA